CGCCAACACTTTATGGTCAAATGCCAAGGTGTAACTTGTGAGCCCCATGCAGTACCCACTCCAATCACGCAAAGCATCTGTAGTGAGACCATACCGCTGATTGATAAACAATGCCAAACGGTCTTCATCGCGATTCGCGACGACCAATCGTTGTGTCTGGCCGACAATGTGTGGATCCAATCGCACAACATGGCGATAGGTACGATTTCGCAGAGCATTAGCAAACTCGTAAACAAATGGGACGTGCGGAAACGTCCGATATGCTGCATACACTTTGTCGTCAAATTGATTCTCTTTGCTGAAGGTCCACCCAATCCGCGACAAAACGCGCCCTGGTTTCGGCCCGAGTGCGTATCGTGATACGGCAGGTGAATTGTGCTCTCCCAACAGCACTGTCATCTCCTTTATTGGCCAGAAGACAGCAGAATAAAAAGTCACGTCAGGTAAATCGTAGGAAGTGCGTACCAACTTAGTTACTTGCCCGGCCAATTTCGCGGACACGCTGGGTATAAGACTGAGGTCTAAATCATAAACCGCCTCATCATACGCCCAAAGCTGGTCATCCCCCCCGACTAAAAAACGGCAATCGCGCAAAACGCAATCAAACCATTTCTTGACATGTATCAGCTCGAGATGTTCAACATCTGGGCAATCCCCATACCGGATTGCCATAAGTGCTGCAGCGGTTGCAACACACTTTACGGCTGATATACACGTGTTACATAGGTATGTGTCCGGTCTTCCAGATCCCAACACGTAGTTAAACTCTACGCGTGCTCCATCCACGGCAGTGCCCTTTGCATGCTCGTATGAATCCAGAACTTCTTCGCACATATCGCAAATAAACCCACACCCGTGATAATAATTGCGTTGTTTATCCGTGAGCACTCGGCCGACGTGCGCATCACGCCGGCTATCATCGCACTCAACAAACACTGGGGTGGTCATTGCATCCTCCACGCAAGTTGCCCACACGCCAAGCTCCTCGCCGGTATATCCGCTGGCGAAGCACACACTCGTATCAGGTAAAAAGTGTGGTTTTAACATTGACGTAAGGAAAAAGATACGTGGCCCCATCAACACGTTAGACGCATCAGCATATGACACGATTATGCGTGGTACAATGTTTATTTCTCCGCCAACAACCTTGTCAGGTGTTGGATTCAATAATTCATTGATTTTGGCAAACACGGCAATTTTTAGATCGCGATTGCGTAAGCCTAGCTGTTCTAGCCGCCGCAAAGCGTTGTCATGCCTCGTCTGCTTGTGTTTTGGGAACCGCCCGTTCCACAACTGGTACCACTTCTTGTAGTCAAATCCTATATTAACCACTGGTATCAGTTTATCAAACACCCACTCATAAATTGCGCCATCTATCTCGAGATCGACCTCATTCAGCACGCGTTCACGCACGGCCTCATTAATAGTATCGGTACTCTGGGTCTGTGAGCATGGCATAGCATCAAGATTTGCGCAAGCCTCCAAGCGCATAGATGACTCGGCTACACGTCCCACATCTGGCAGCGATATCCTGCCACGGGCATTGCTTAGCTCCCGTGCTTCACACGGCCGGACGGTTCCATCATAGGTTATAGTGGGCTCGGCCCTGCTGGTTACAGTGCCTAATGCCACCCCTTCTGATGTACCGCCAATCGTGTACGGCCGCTGCACTGTTATACAACAGCACAACTTAGCAATGCCACCATCTACCCCGCAAAAGAACCTGCGCATACGGCGGCGCAAAACAGACCAAATAGTGACCCCAGCTAAATCCAAGCTGCGAT